TGAATAGGGAAGTCCGCACAGCCGCAAGCTGAAAGCCTTGGAGAAGGAGCACTTGCTCTTTGATCGCGGGTCCTATCAGGGCAAAGGTTTGTCTAAATCCCGTCAAGGATGTCGATATATTGGCAAAGCCAAGGCGGATTTTCTCAACCGTACTCGTAATGACAGGTATGACAGTTTTATTGAATAAAAGAATCGCCTGCGTGGCGTTGGTGACTTGCTGAGAAAACTTAATGAGAGGATCCAGCGTGGCTAGGGCAAGCATTGCAGCCGACAAAACGGAGAAAGCCTGCGTTGCCCCCACCGTCCTATCGTGAACCCGGTCGAGCTTGCCCGCTGTACGCTCAAATTGATCTTGGAGTCTACTGGTGGCTCGCTCTGTCTTTTTAACTTCTTTACTGAGCTTGCTTATCTGATCATCGGGAAGTTTATTTACCGCCGTAGCGATAGACTTGTATTCTTTTTCTAGGCGCTGAAGCTCGCGCTGAATCATTTTAGTTTGCTTGGCGTTGTCGCTAAGACTTTTATTAAGATCATCGACGCCACGCTTGGCGGGTTTAGAGTCAACGTCGATATTTATTAAAATGTCTTCTTTTGCCATTTGATTTACTTTGTCCCCTGCTGCGCTTTGAGAGGCTGCTTGCTGTCGCCTGCATCCCCCAGAATCATTTTAGCCCGAGACACAAATTTTTGCGTGTCGTAAGCAGGGACAAACCAGGAAAGCATACTAATAAACCACGATGGCTGATCTCCAATCCCCCCCTCAACGAGCATTGCCTTTTGCTCCGCAGCTACCACCATCGTCTCAAATAAACTAATGGCCTCTTGGTCCCATGTCGACTTAGCTGGGCAAAAACCATAGAGACCACCTCCTTCGCTAATTCTGATAGGAAAGACATTACTGTCCTTCGCCGTGTAGTCCCACCTATCCTCGCGACATCTCCTTAGTTTTTGGGTGGCTACGGGGCAGCGTTTGCAGTCAAACGTCCTACCCTTTTTCTCTAGTTTCGCATGGTCCGTAAAGTGAAGCTCCAGGAGGGCTTCTAACTTTTTTTTGGTACGTTATCGGTGCCTTCACCCGCCGCATTTCGCCTCGCGTTGTAAAGATCCATCATCACCCCGCTGTTATACAGCGCGTTGACGACATCCATGGAAGCGTACCCGTCCTTGTCTTTCTTAAATGACTCGGATCCTGGACCTTCCATGCCCGTTAATGCACAGCGTACTTCATCCATGATGTAGCTGACATTCACGCTAGCTTTGCCGTCGTCAAAGGATACCTGGCTGTTCATCACCTTCTTGGTGTCTTTGTACGGCAGGGTTTTCCTGAGAATGAAACGAGTGCTCTCTCCCTGGATAGGGAGCTTTGACTCGTCGAGATCTTTTAAATATTGCTCGTAGACTTCTTCCGTAACGTCACGGATTGAAGAATCTTTGCTCACGATTACCGACACGGTTTTATCCGTGTCCATGCTTAGAATAAACCCCATGAAATCCCCCTAAGTGCTAGCAGTAGTGCTATGTATTAGAGGAACGATACAGTCACTTCATCAGCAGCGTCAAGCGCCGTCTGATAAGCATTACCAGTAAAGGTCACTGGGATTGTGCCGGTGTCTGGCACTGCAATTTCTGGCACAGGGAAGATTACTTTTGGCACCACCACTTGAACGTGCCGACCAGCAGCAGCGCCAAGGATAATGGTGATGTTTTCCCCAGTGAAATCCTTCTGACGGTTCAGAAACTCCACAAGCTCGTGGTTCAGGTTCAGTTCAAGGCTAAGCTCAGCAGTGAAGCGCCCGCCTGGAGTGAAAAGCCGACCGCCAAGACCTTCTTCGCCAAAGCAGAAGTCTTGTGGCTCGTGGTTGTTCACCATGTTGAGCGAGGCAGAGCGAACACAATCAGCAGACGAAAGGCCCGCGATGGTGATGGATCCGACCAGACCAGTTTGGGGATCGTTGATCGCAACCGCAGTGGTTGGCTCGTAGTAGCACAGATAGACAGGGGTGGCTGACCCATCAGAGTCACTTAAAACTGCACCGCTTAGAGTGACAGTGGTGGAGGTAGCTGACACAACGGTGCGCGGGGAGCCGGTAGGTGTGTCGGTTGCCCGCGTAACACCGTCAGCCTTCACGATCATAACCAAAGAGCCGACTGGAAAGCGGGTGCCTTCAGTCGCGGCTACAGTCACGACGTTCGCCGCGTTAGCAGTGATGGATTTAGAGATACCGACTAGCAAAGAAGTCTTTGCCATGCCTGCCCACTCGACTTGGGACTGGCCATCACCTGGAAAGGTGGCATTGCCCGAGTCAACAAAGCACCCTGGAGCTTGCTTTGCCCAAAGGTCACCGTTTTCAAAGATTGAGAAGGTGATATCTGGAGGAGTACCAGCCGTGTAGACAGGACTGCCCCCACTTGTATCTTCTTTGCCCATCAGGGACTTCCAAAGAACGCGCATGGCAGGGTCAATTTCAGCAACACCAGCCGCGCCAAGCAGGCTATTGATGTTGAAGAAGGTTGGCAGTGCCCAGCTGGTGGTGGTTTTTTGTTTGATGACTGAGGTGTGGTGGCGTCCCGATTTGTGCGGGCTGCTCTCAATAGGCTGCGAGAAGTTGACACTCGCGCCGTTAAGCGTGAAGAGGAAGTCTGCGCCGGTCGGTGCAATTAAAACTCCACGGGCAGTTTCTTCTTTAATAAAGATCTTCTGCTCAAGTGCTATAGAATCGTTAGTGGAGTTATAGATTGAGGCGTAGTTCTTCGACATTGCAGAGATCCTCCTTGGATATTTTTAGCACGAGCCCGTGAGACTATCGTAATACTGTATAGTGAAGTCTATACGAGCAATGTAAAACGGCTCTAATAAATGTAAGTCAGAGATGTTACCAGTATAGATCAGATGCACCACACCAGGAATACCTAAGTTAGGCACAAGCCACAAAGCTTGCTCAATGGTTCTGCGTAGTTCAAACAGAAGCTTCTGGTCAACCGATCCTGTTACTTCTGACTTCATAATCAGTTCGAGCGAAAGTGCCCAGTCCTTACGGACTCGGCCCCTCTCATGCACAATTAGCTGCCCATTGTCCCAAACCTGCACAGCGGGTAGCTCGTGGGCTAGGAAGTCACCCGTTGCTAGGCGAATTTTGTCGAAGGAAATGTAATTGATACCGGGCACAGCCGCCACGACAGTCACAATCTTGTCCACAATGTCTGACTCGATACTCACCGGTAAAGGTCCCTTATAATGTCTAGGATTCTATTACGTTGTGTTAGCACAGCAGGTCTTAGGTAGGGCCGCGCTATCAGCCGGTCACCGACAAGCACCCCCTTGTTTATCCCCGAGCCCCCTTTGCCAATTTTTCCCCGCTCACGGAGCGAGGCAAACATTGCCCGGCGCTGGCGAGCCGTGTAAATGCCACCGAATTCGTGCATCGAGGCATAGGGAACCCCGAAAGCACCTACTGAGATCCCAACATGGTCACCGCGTTGATAGAATATACTGCGTATCGAGTTAAAAAGCCTGCCCGTATCAATGACCCCCTGGCGTCTGACGTTCAACTTAGCTTGGTTTTCTACCATAAAGCCTATGCGTAATAATGCTTCCCGCATTTTAGGCGAGTTAGGCTCATTCGCCCGCAGGCGTCTATAGATCCGCGCCTCGAGCTCGTCTGACAGGTTGGTGAGTGGGATTCTCTTGGCCAAGGGCTACCTCGTGGACAAAGGACGGTCCCCCGTGGGCCACTCTGTGCGCTTGTAGGAGTCCAAAGTGGACAGTACATACTTGGGGAGGTCTTCCCTATAGCTCGTATTCTCTTGGTTTTTGCCTTTGGACTCTAGCCCAATGGTGCGTTCTGTACGCATTTCATAGAGAAACTGCACCGTCCATATGCAAGCCCCCTCGATCTCGTCTGGCACCGTCGCATACCCACCGTCATAGATGATCTTGATATTTTTCATGCCTCTTGGAAAGAAGCTCCGACTTGTGAGCGCCACGCCGACACCCTCTCCCTTGGCAGACTTATCCAGAGCGTATGCAGTCGTCGCGAGTTTGTAGACCGTATCTGTGAACAAGCCCGTAGAATCAATCCAGAGCTCAGAAGGGAACGCCACCGGCCATTGATCCAGGAGAATTCGGTCGTTGGCGAACCCGTCTTGATACTCGGTAATACCCGTTCTCTGCTTGAGCTTGCGGTCGCAGTACGTTTCAATCCTACCCGTGGCTTCATTTATGAGTCTCGTAATGAGGTCATCAAAAGTCACATTCAGCGGAGGGACACCTAAATGTTCCTTCGCCAAAGCTAACGTTGTCAATGCGTATGGGCTGATCGTAACTGGCAAAATCTACCCCTACTTGTTTTTGTACCTGGAAACCATTTTGGTGGCCTCTTTAGCCGCGTCTTCTTCAGGTGAAAGCTTAGGTTCATCCTCTATAGCCACGGCTTCTTCTGAAAGCTTAGGTTCAACTGGCTTGCCGACAACATTCTGGTAGCACTTACCAAACGTGCTCGCAAGAATGGCTTGGCCTTCTTCATCGGGGACATCCGCTACTTTACCAAGTTCAAAGGCCCTGGTCCCGAATTTAGTTTGCACGATCATATCGGTCTGCCCTGGACGGGCTGCGGAAACGAGTTTTAATTGCATTTTTTGTCCTCACCAAAAGGGGGTTTGGACTACCTTACAAGGAAGATCACCACTTGCCTAGGGGGCAAGCCGATCCGTGAATTGAAATCTTGCGCTTAAACCCACAGCCACAAGTTACACACGAGAACTTGTTATGCTTCTGGCGAAGCTTGTCACAAGACATGCAGACCGTAGCCCTTGCCTGAACCATTTCCTCGGTCGCCAGGAGCCGACCGTCCATTAATGATGCGCGGATTGTTCCCAGGATGCTTCCCGCTTGCTGAAACAGGGTCATCTCCACTTCGTCGCTCATATTTTCACCCTAGGTATCTTGAAAAATCCGCTATCAAGTAGCAGGTGGTAAAGGTCGTGCGGCTTCACCATCTCGAGATCCATGCCACTGGTCTTGGCGAGCTCTGCAATGACCTGGACACCTTTGGCAAGACCCGTACAAAGCTGGTAGCCGTCCACGGCCCACCTATTTTTAGGTGGCAACGGAACCTTGAAAAACTTGTTTAGGATCCCTCGCCATGTCCAATAGAGGAGAGCCTTATAGTCGTAGCCCTCCCCGTAGTATTCACTGAGCAAAGATTTGTAGATGCCCTCTTCTTCTTGCAAGGTCAGCTTTGCTACAAACTCCAAAGAATGCACAGTAATGTTTTTCTTTTGGAAATGACCGAGCCACTCAAGCTGAGCCCCGACCCCATAGCTATGAAAAACAATCCCGCGCCCCAGGCTGTCTTCATCGAAACAGACTGCAAAATGACTGCAATCAGTCCCGAGCCCCCACCTAATAAAGCGAGCCCCGATGAGGTTTGACGTTACGAAAAGAAGCCTCATGCTATTTTTTTGTGAAGCGTAGCGTTTAACTTAACTGTGACATTAACCGCACCGGTGGAGACGTAGTTTATCCGAATGTAAACGCCAGCCGGAAGCCGCGCCACGAAGTTAAAAATATCCCGTCCCTGGTCTGACTTTGTTTCGTCCACATTCCAGGTAAGGCCGAACGTTTTAAGCACCCGCCCAGCGCCGTCGCCTAGCACGTTGTCAACGTCCACGACTTGTAGACCGAGCGTATCGGCTTCGGCATGGTCTTTTAAAATTAGGTGTAGACCATTGATGTGCCGGTCTTCATTGCCTACCGCAAAATCAATTGCAGTTGTTTGCCCCGGTAAAGCTGTCCCACGAAAACCCGTTGCCTTGACTTCGTATTGCCCCTTGTAGGCAAATGCTTCCATCAAAATGATTTGTCTGCCTGTTGCTGGGTCAATATCTTGTGGCATGGTTTCCTCTATTGCTCAAAAAAGTCCATCGCCCCACGGTAAACCGTAGAGGTAGAAGTTTCAGGCGTCACATACATGAGCACCCGCGCTGGTCCAACAATAGGAATCGGGGAAGAGTAGTTTCTTGAGAAGGTAGACGACTGACCATAAAGGCGCACGAAGTCAGAAATTTGCTGCTCAACTTGGTTCGCCACATTTAGAGGTATGGCCCGGATGATAAACACGCCGCCCGAGCCTACAGTTGTGCCACTGTGAGAAACCGACACGCCCGAAATATTCATCGTTTTTCCACTATCGACGTAATGGTGCCCCCAAAAAGTTCTGTTATCTGTCGCCGCGATAGTCCCAACGGTCACACCGCCGCCAGATGTTGCTGCCTTAAGGGAGATTATTCCGACATTGGAAGCCGTACTTCCCACTGTCATGACAAGCATCTTTTCGATGTAACAAATGTTTGTCGCTACGGTATTAACAGCGGTTGTGCCGTTCAGTGTCACCGTTTCAAAAAGGCCACACACCCCCGCAACGGTACAATATTGTATCTGCACAGTTCTTGCCCCGGTCCCCGCTGAAGAGTCATTTGCGCTGGCAGAGACGATAGAGCGTTGTGCATTTGAAGCTGGCTCTGTGTAAGCCGTCCGGCGCACTACCGCTAGGGCCGTAGATGCCGTGGTCACATCGCCTATTCTAAATACTCCGGTCGAATTAGCAGGGGCAATAATCAGAGGATTGTTAATTGTGGCAAACTCAGTCCCGCTTGAATCCCTTAAGTTCACATGTAGCGCCCGATTGGCTGTCATCCGTGACACGCCAACCGTCCCCGTCGTTAGCCCTGGTGAAGTGTCCTGATAAATGCCACCCGTGGGGTTGAATTTGTCCGAACCGTAAGTGAACCCATCCTTGTCGATGTATGAACCAACCGTACTTGTGATGGTTGCGTCAGTCTTCAGAGCGTTAATTGAAGAGACTTCAGCACAGTATAGTTCAGACGGATTGCAAATCTTTGTCTTCATGACAGGTTCAGAATCAACGGAAAAGGAAGGAGCGCCCCAGAAAAGGAGCGCCCCCAACGCTAGAAGTTTTGTTAGCTTACCCATTCACCGCTTCCCTTACTGAACTTCTTCCACGGTTAAAGAGCCGCGCAAGGATGACAATGCCTCAAAGTTCATGGCCTTCAGTTTAAGTTCTTGGGTGCCCACTGCGCCCGAGGTGAATTGAAGGCAGTGAAGTTCACTGGACACCGTATAAGCACCGGAGCCGACCACAATCTCACCTAGAATAGTTTCAACGCCGCCATTGTTCCAAATAATTTGGAAAAGAGCGTCCCGTCGGCATGAGACAAGAAAACCGAGTTTATTATAGACCATGCTGACGGCCAGCGTAATGGTCGCCCCAGTAACAACCACAAGCGTTGCTGAGCCAGCCGCTGTTTCGCCCTTTGCTTTTAAGCAAACGCCTGCCGTTTCATCGGTGACAAGAAGGGCGCCCGTTGAAGGGTCCACTTTCAGGTATGCGAAGTTAGTACCGTTCTTTGCAACCAACGCGCCGTGGGCGTTGATCGACGCAATGGCGTCGCCTTCCAGGGCTTTGTGGAGGGGTAGCCCGGCCTGGGAACTTGAATCTTCGAGGATCGTAAAACTTGTGCGTGGGTCAGCCATGTCTAAATCTCCTAAGTGTTTGGTAGCTAGAACCGCCTAGCCTTCCCCTTGTCGTCCGGTTTTCGGAATGGTTTAGGCTGTCGCTTCTGTAGTGAAAAGAAACGAGGTAACGGGGACAGTAGGCCCGTGGCTATTAGTATAGTGTACTTCAACGGTTTCCCCGGCCACCGCTTCCCCGAACGGGTCAAAACTAAATTTTGAGTTCTCACAAGCCGCCGAGCTATTGGTCTTGGCGACTAACAAAGCATCTACAAAAACTTCAAAGAAACCATGTGCCCTGCACTGTCCCTCAAGTCTTCTGAGTCGCCACACCTTCCCGACTGGGACCACCGCTGAAGTAAGTACCACCGTCGCCAGTGCGGCGACCATGTTGCTTCCCCGCAAGGGGTTGATCGTACCGAAATCCTGCTCAATGGTGAGCTTGCCCTGGTTGCTACGAAGAAAGTATAGCTTGTTCTCGCTATCATCAAGGGTGACGGCTGGCAGACCCTTATTCTGACTAGTGAAGAATGCCTCTGCATCAAAGACAAGATTAGTGTCCAGATCCGATGCAGAAGAAGTGACCGCTGTGACGTACACGCCAAACTCCACCGGGCCACCTGTAACGATGACCTCAAGGTGTGGTTTGTTGTGGATCCGAGAGACGAGAATCCTGTCAGTGACCCCGCTGGCCGACTGAAGTACATGGCTATCCAGATCAAAACGCTCGGAAGAGTTGGTGTCTCCCGTCGTGGTGTCAAAGTAGTTTACTTTTACCGTTCCGCCGCCAGCTGCCTTGATAAACACCGAGGACAGAAGGGAGTTGCACCTCACCATCATCTTGACAATGTATGTACCGGCTGGACGAACTTCCAAGTCCAGCAGAGCTTTTGTTTCAAACTCCCCAAGGAAGACTGAGGTAGGAGTTTCAGCCATGACCCACCTTAAAAAATAAGGGGAGCTGGGTTTCCCCGAGCCCCCCTAGTCTAAGTAATAATTAGCTTTTCTACCTAGAGGATGTTCCTACCGAGGACAACGGATGTCTCCGAAGCACTCTGTGGCAAGCCCTTGAAATCACCTCTCCACCAGGATGCCAGCAACCAGCGGTCTCCTGGAGGCGTTGGATCCATCGAGGCGCGAACACGGATGGGACGACGAACGCCCCACATGAAGCGGCTGCGGTTGACCAACATAACACTGGAGAAAGTGCTGAGCAAAGCTGCGTTAACACCGGCTGCGGTCAAGTCGTCGCGTGAATACTCGCTGATGACGATGGGGATACCATCGAGAGCCGCGAGTGCCCCGCGAAGGATGGTCGCGTTCGGGCCAAACTTCTCGACTGTGCTGACTTCAGGCAGTGCGAGAAATTGGTTATAGATCTTGGAGGAAACCAACCAGGTCAAGTTCCGTTCAGACACACCAAACTTGCCCATCATGACTCGCATGGCGCGAAGGTTAGCAACCGTGACTGCGGCTGCTGAGAAGTTGACCGATGCAGAGTTGGCCAAAGCCAATTTGCGAAGACCCTTCCAAGCCTTGCGAGCATCGGTCGCTGCGGTAACGTCTGCGTCCATGTGAGGACCAGTGGTGTCGCCGTTCATGATGGCTGCTTCCCAAGCTCGTGCTTGAGCAGTGCTGACTTCACCGCGCACGAGTGCGAGGATCTGCACAGCCGAATCTTCGTTGAGTTCTTCTGGCAAGCACATCGACTCTACAAGCTTGGTAGCCTGAAGGGTTAGCTTGCTCGTGCCGAAGCTGGCCGAAGCGCTGTTGTCAGCAGGGTCGCAAGACTCTGGCTGAATACGCGCTTGGGTAACTGCGGTTTGGATGGGCACATCAAATGGACTTGAAGGCATGTTGATCGTTTTGAATTGATCGACCACTTGGCGGTCGAGTTCAAATTCTTCGATGAATTGGCTGGATACCATCGTTGGTACCCACTCATCACCGCCACCCACGACGGTGGACCCGAAAGCTTTCAGCTTTGGTGCAAGCACATGCTTGGCGAAGTAGCTCCCGTCAACGATACCTTTGACGTGCCCAGGCATGTCGCCGCTGTCGCGTTGCTCGCCGTGGAAAATCTGTTGGTTGAGGCGCGAGATGTCGAAATCTCTTTTCAGAGAAACAACAAGCGTCTTCAGTTCTTCAGGAACGCCCTTGAAATCAGGGTGCCCAGTGTTGACTTCCAGAAGTTGTTTTACGGAACTTGCACCGAAGTAACGGAGAGCGCGGCTCTCGTCACTGTTGACGTGCGAAGTTGCTTTGGTGCCAGCTGCCAAAGCAGTAACCGTATCTTGTTCAGCTTTCTTGGCCGCGTCTTCCGCTTTCGTTACACGCGCTTCAAGAGCCTTAATTTCTTCTGGTGTCATCTAAGAAGCCTCCTAATTTATAACGGCTTTTAATGTAATTAATAACCTAGATTCTTCAGCCTTTGATTCAAAGAATCTAGCCTCTTTTCCGCATGATCATTCGACGCGCTTGCTATTGCATCGGTGGTTGCATCGGAAACTTTACTTGTATCTTGACTTGATTGTAGGGAACTTTGATTTGTTAATCCATCCATTTTACTGGATAATTTCTGTATCTCGTTTATTAGTGCTCCCAAAAGTACATTGGTCTGGTTAGCCGCTTCTAAAAAAGGGCTACCAAAATCATTTTCGGATGGATCCGTCTTAACTGGAGTTGTTGGCGCTTGATCTCCCTGAGCCTCCTGGCTGACCTCCTTCACTTCTGAACCCGCTTTGAACGCAATCACCTCGGACTCCACCAAGACCAAGTCGCCTGCGGCGAGGCGCACGAACACTTCACCGTATACGGCCAGCTTGGAGGCGGGGGTGAGCTGGCATTTACCCTGCTCTTGGCATTTTGCAATTGCCATCGCGACGGCTTCATCTTGCGGCTTGCCTTCAGCCACGAGCATAGGGACCATTTCATTTACGCAGGATTGGAAGTCTGCCTTAAGTTTTGGATCTTCTTTACCAGCTTTTGGATCGCCTTCTTGCGTTGCTGGGTCTTGAGCAGCTGGGTCCGTTTCTCCTTGCCCCGCAGTTTCTTCTTTGCTGCCTTGCGCTGGGTCGGCTGGCGGGTCGGCTGGTTTTTCTTCATCAGACGGTTCCTTTAGTTTGTCGGTTAACTCCGCTAGGACCGCGCTCTGGTCAGCACCAGCATCGAGTGCCGAGAGTGCTTCCTCGAGCACAAGTTTTAGATCCACCTGCTTTATGGCCAATGGAAAAGCAGCGATGACAGCATCGGGTATATCTGTGTCACCTGCCAGCATGTCCAGTAGCTCCGAATGCTCAAGCTTCTGAGACTTGGCCACTTCCGCAATGACATCTTTACGGCAAGGACTTTGCGCGAGCAGTTCTTCAATCTCTTGTGCCTTCGTTGCTTGCTTGGCTTTCAGGATCTCGCCTTTGAGTTGATGAAAGCTTTTTGTGGTGAGGGATTTCTCAGACAGCTCAAAAAGACTGTCCTGGTTCATAGGTACGCCTACGATGGATACTTCAAACAGTTCTGCTTTGGTGATCTTCTTGATGGATTTTCCGTCGATCTGCACAGTGTCCATCTGCTTTGGGTTAAACCCCACAGAGAAAGCTTTAAGGATCCGCTCTTCCACCAGGCCGCGCACCATGGCGATACCTGGCGCGTTGCTGTTAGACATCTTCACCTTCAGGTAAAGACCCTCCGACGTCTGCTTGATCTCAGTAGCGCGCCCCACGGGTGTACCGCCAAGGGTATCCATACCGTGGTTGAAAAGGATGATTGGGTTTCTCTTGAAGTTGTCGAGCTCCCAAGCATCCGTGGAGATCATCTCGTCACCACGGTCCACGGTCGCCTTGTTGGCAAAGCCCTCAATCGAAATACCTGTGCTCGCCTGCTTGACATCAAACGTGTCGGCGCAAGCGATCTTCTTTAGGTTCAGGTCGATCTTCAACTTCTTGATGGTCATGTTATCTCCAGTTTCTCGTTAGGAGGAATAATTAGCAAATTACACCGACAATTCACCACGCTCCCAGGCTCGGTGGCATCGACATCGCGGGGGTGGTCTAGGCCGTTCGCGAACTTCGCATCAGCGTCAATGACATCGCCGTTCAAAGCCTGGTGACTATCGCGCACACGGTTATCGCCTGCGGTCAACCAGGCTTTCTTTAGACCTGGCATGACTTCTTTGGCGTTTCGCAAGGCAGCCGCTTGGCCTATGGACACAGCTGTGAGGGTCTCGGTCCTAGCAATTGTCTCAGCCTTCCCCGCCAATTGTTTCGGAGTACCAAGGAGCTCGGCCACTGAGCGCATGATCGTGCTGACGGACTGCCCCTTCTTTTGCCCTTCAGTAATCGCAACCATTATGCGCTCGGTGTGCGTATCACTGATATTATGAAACGAGTCGAGCCCTCTTGCCTCGAGTATCAAGCGACGTTTCTCCCCGTCGCGAGCTCGGAGCGCCTCGACTTCTAACTTCGCCTTCGGATTGAAAATGACCTGGAGCTGCTGGTCGTAGCCCAGGTCAACACTCACCTTCAAAGTCTTAGCAACTTGACCCTGCCACTCCTCTTCAAACTTATCGGTGAGCGCCTGCTTTATCTTCCTAGATAGAACACGCTTCGTGGGTAGGGCCTTCATGCTGATGAACCCCGTCGCCTTGTTTTCCCTGTCCACCACGTCGATGGCTGTTGCGGTCATGCCCACAAGCAAGTCGGTCGCCGCTCGTCCTAACTCGGAAAGTGTTCTGCTCTCCTCGTCGATAAGTTGCTTGACCACATGATCGCGAAAATTCTCGATCTGCGGTGTGATATTTATCTTGGCGTTCGGTGCGTTGACCTTGACCTCGCCTTCTGGTGCTTGCAACAAAGAAGAAAAACCAGTAGCTAGTGTCGCCACCTGCCCCGCTTTTTGTACTAGCACATAAGGATCATTAGACCCCTGTGCGGCTGACGGCTCTTGCTGCCACACCTGTTGACGAACTTCATTGATTGACAGTCCAGCAGTAAGCATCACGGCTGCGGTCTCGGCTTTGTTCCTAAGATCATCCTTGAGTGAATCGACGCTACTTAGGTCAAACTGAAAGAAAGCATCCTCACCAAGCTGGACCTGAAAGAACTTGGTCATCGCGCCTTCGATGAACCGCATTCCAGGAATGAGGCAGGCTTCCCAGAAGTTTCTGATCGCGGTCTTGTACTCCTCGCTACCTAAACTCCCCGCCGTTTGCAGCGAGAGCTCGTGCTTAGGCACTTTAAGCAGCGCGCAAATCGTCTCGCGGTTCTGATTGATATGCTCAATGAGCTTTTGATCGCTAAGCGTATGGGTCAGCGTCGTGGCGCTTACACCCTTGGGCAAGATGAGCGTGCGCCGTTGGTTCTTCCGTCCTTGATAGGAACTCTCAAAGCTCCGCAGCTGCCTAAGCGCCACGTCTTCGTTGACATTGCGGTCAAGGGACAGGGCCAAGCCTGGAGTAGCCTGCTTTAGATAAAACGCATTGAGGTAGTCTGTAGAATATCTGTTGAAAAGTATGGACCGCTTACCTGGAATAAACGGAGAGAGTCCCCACAAAAGGCTTGAAGGATTGGGACGACGCACATGGATGATGCTACTTGGGTTAAAGTCCGTCTTACTCCCGAGGTCTTGCATAGCGAGGAGCTCAGAAGTCTCATACACCGAATAGGTGGTGAGCTTGCCCTTCTCGTTAAACTGCATCGCCACGTTCTCAGAGGGCATTGTCAAGAGCTGCCCTGACCTCGGTGCGTTCCAAATGATCGCGTTGCCCATGAGGTACAGCTCAACAACGGTGTTGTACATCCACTGCGAATAGTCTTGCCACTCATTGGGCTGCTCGATGAGAGCGTTGAGCGGGTGCTCGGGCATCGGCTCGACGGACTCTGACTCGCCTGACACCACGGCGCGCATTACTTTTAGCGGCTGTGAGCTGATCTTGTTCGCGATGAGATCACATATGATGTAGACCCAATCCTCTGTGAAGAACAGAGACTTCAGGGTGCTCGCGTCCATGAACGCTTTGTTCTCGCTACTCCAAAGCTCATTGGAAACTGACTCATTGCTGCCCATGTCAAAGCTTTTTTGCATGTAGCTGTCAAGGTCGCGGGCAAACTGTGGCGAAGGATCTTTTGTCTTTGTTATTTTAGCTGCCACTTAATCCTCGTCTTGAATATCAGCGTACCACTTATCGACAGTCATTTTAGTATTCGGTAAGTCTTCAAGAAAATGGAGTTTGAACTCACCTGAGTATTCTTGTGCTGCACAATTCGCCAACATGAGACTTGAAACAATGTCATCGTGCAGTCCAGCCGGGGCCGAGTACCGCGCATTGCCCAGCTCGTTGGTGATGACCGAATAACTTTCAAGCTCGCTCACCATCTCGGGCCAGTCGGGTAGCGTGATCGCCTTAGTTTCAAATGCCATCATGAGTTGATTGACCATTGCGGCTTTGCTCGCGCTTGTGAACACTACTCCCTCGAATGGTACGGTCAGCTGAGCCATCATGTCGTCAATAGCCTCACCTACCCCTGTCCGGTCATGCTTAATGTTCACAATAGACTTGAACTTCTTTGTGAACTTATGCAGCTCTTTCAATGCCTCGACGTAGCCGATCCCGTGGAAACGAATAAATCCCACGAGCTCGGGCTTGCCTAGTGCTACCGAAAGTGCAGTGATTACAGTGTAGTCTTCTTTCTTTGCCCAATCTATCCCCAAGAACACATCTCGTGAAGAACTATCTGGTGCTACCCAATATTGAGTAGCACCGTACACGTCCAGTCGCGGGCCTTGGATACAGTCGCGGAAACCAATAAACACGGAGCCATCATCAAGAAACTCGGCAAGGTAATACTGCCTGAAGAGTCGGTCAGGTAATGCCCGCCTTGCCTCCTCAATCACAGCCTGTTTGATAAAGGGGTTCTCGGTCGTTGGTGCGGTTAGGAAGATCCTCTCTGGGTTCTTGCCGTTCTTGAATGCCCAACGCATATGCTCCTGCGCCTCCATGCACTCCTTGTAGAACCAATTCTTGCCCAGGGGGGTGCTGAAGTACCCGTTTGGTCCACCAGTGAATGTCGTCGTGGTTAGGGCCGCTGCAACAGCAGCATAGGGACACTTGGCTGCCTCATCGAAAATATTGCCGTTGATCCCAGCACCCTCAAGCGAGTGCGGGTTCTTGCAATGCCAGAACTGAATCTCGGTCCCAGTGTAAGGGAGCGCGATCTTCATGTGGTTGTCATTGAACTCAGAGTGGGGAGAAGGGGGTAAGAGCTTTCGGAAGTAATCCATCCCCACCTTGGACTGGTCATAGATCGGGGCAATCCACCTCCACTTAGTGGTGGGCTGCGCCAGGGCGGGCTGCGCCATGCAGACGGAAGCACTCAGTGATTTTCCGTACTTAGTCCCCGATGCCACATAAATCTTCTTCAACGTGGGTATCTGAAACGCTGCCATAATCAGGCGTTGCTTCTTGGTGTGCGGGGCAGGTGGGTGAATCTCAACGACGACGGGCTCCCGCTTCGCGTCCTCCTCTTCCTCGTCATACATCTAAGCCTACCCCTTTGTAGTATCACCATTAACAATGTTAATGAATTCAGAGTCTAACACCTCCTCTTCCTTTTTAGTGTCACCTGCAACAATGTCAACGAATTCCTCCCCTAGAACATCGGACATCACCTCTTGAACCAACGCACCATCACCACGGATCGTGGTCTTATAAATTACCGGCTCAAGGATCACCCTGCGTTCTTCCACAACTTTCCCAATGGACCTGTCCAAAAGAAAGTTCAGCTTGCTGTGGTCGCCATCCTGAATAGCTCTCGACACGATGCTCGCCACCATCATCTCCAGGTTGTTCAGTTTGCCCGGATCCTTCGCGCTCAGAATTAACTCTTGCGGCGTCATCCTCGCCAGCTTCGCTATGATTAGCTTTAAATAGCCAGGCGAGAGCTTCTTGATCGCCTTGAGCTCGGGTGACATCGGCACGCGCCCCGCTGGATTCGGCGCGTAGCCTGGCTTCCAAGTTCCATCTGGGTTTCTATTGCTATCCATAGCCCTACTTCCATCGTACTATGTTTATTTTTTAGACAAAAGAAAGCGCCGACCCGTTCAAAGCGAGCGCAGTGCTACCGATTCTCTTCTAACACTATCGGCTTATTGTCCATTTGAACATAACCCAGCGTTGCAAGCTTCTTTGCTGCCGCCAGCCCCTCCTTCAATGCCCAATAGAGTTCGGCATGGGACAATAACCCAGGTATGGCGTCATCTATTTTCCTCTTGGTGTACCTTGGTTCGATAACGCTTAGGGCATACTCCAGCTTGTCTATAGCGTGACCACTCTCGGCATCTGAGTGCCACTGCCTCACAAACTCCACCCGCGCTAGATCTCCTTCAGTTCTCATTTCAGTTCTCATTTCAGTTCTCATTTCACTTCTCCTCCCCTTCGCTTAACTGTTTCTTACACTCTCCTCTATTCTCGCCTCTGCCCACTCAGCGAGCATCTCTCCAACCACCTTGCTCTTAGTAAGTCGGTTCCGCGCGCAGTACCTCTCTAGAGTCTTGGACACCTCCACTCCGCATCTGGCTGATATGACTGTATTAACCATCGTATTTTCTCCACTCCAGGACAGTAAAACCAAAAGACGCTAGGGGTTCCAACAGTTTTTGTATAGAGCGCATTGAGGGATGGATGTATATATACAGAATATATATATAATGTTTATATATATATAAAGTCTTTACTGTCTTATTCTTATAACTACCTATAAATATTATTTTTTTTCCAATCCGGACAGTATGAGACACACCCTCTGGTGGTAAAGGAGTGCCTCAGTTGATACTTTCAATCTCAACACCCTTAAGTGCCCGTACTTGTTTCTTTTTTCCTTTTTGATCCACATAAATCTTGGTAGCTCGCTCCCGATACGGGTGCTCGCCCCAAACTTCGCCGCTCAGTTTGGAGAGCCTTTTTTCAAATTTGCTCTTGGTGATTGGATACCTTTGTTCGGCCTTCATTATGTCTGCGTAAGCTTTATACATGTCGCCTATCGGGGCCGAGTGAGCATCAAACCCCCCGTTGGTGTGGACCACCAAGTACTCTTTAGCCCAGTAAAGCACCGAGTCGCTTTCCGTCTGGTATTCATCAACGGTCCTTTTGACCACCTCGCTCTCAGTAAATGCCCCTTGGCGCACGAGCCGATGGTAGCCAGTCATGGCCAGGTTAAATATCCCAGCGAGCTCCCCCCTGAGCTTGGCCTCGATATGGGGGTCATACCCCCCCTGGTCTTTGGTGAAGACCTGAGTGAATGGGACGATGATTAGCCTTCTAAAGAATCCGTAGGAGCTGTCCGACGACTCGGGCATGTCGTTGCAGTTAAAAAACAGCTTGGCTTTATTTCGCACTGTGTATGGCGAGCCATAGATTGGCCTGGCCTGCACCTCGCCCCCCGTGGCGAGGGACTTAAAAATCGAGCTATCTAGCAAAGCCTTGGTGGGCGTTTCGTCTGAAATGTTAAACAGCTTCCCATCAAGCATGTGCCTGGAGTATTCCGACTTGGCCAGATCTGGCATAGATATGCTGGTGTAGTTGCCCCAGCCAACTAAATCTTTGACAATATTAAGAAAAGTACTCTTTCCATTCGCCCCATCTCCCACCAAAACCAAAACCTTTTGCGCCCAGCAGTCGTCATTGCTAAGGGCATACCCAACAAACTCCATAAGAATCTTCTGAAGGTCGTTATTACCAGCCGTTACTTGCCCGAGCATGTGTTCAAAGAGCGGTGCGCGGGCCGTGGGGTCATACTCGTAGGGCAGGATGTTGCGAAAGGCGAGGTCAATGTCGTGGGGTCTGAACTCCATGCTGTCTATGTCTAAGTAGCCGTTAAGAAAGTTCATTTTCCTCTTAATGGAGTCCTGCCACCACACCATGGGGACGATGTTGGCGACGGTCAGACGCTTTCTAAACTCCTCCATTACCTTGACCTCGGGCTTGGGATCAAAATACTTCCGGGAGAATGCCTCCATGCTCGGCTTTTGCATGGGTTCGTAGTGGTGCTTGTTCCACACGCACACCTGGCGGGAATCAGCTAGTACCTTGAACTTGTGCTCCCTTGAAAAGAATGAAATCAGATCCTCATAGTTTGGTGTGCTCTTAGGCTTCCCCTTACTATCCACGCCAACCGTGTGAAACCCTGTGTGCTCAGTGCCGATGGCATCCTTCGGTGCGAGCATGATCGGGCTGCTGACCTTGCCAAAGTTAGGGCACTTGGGACATCCATCCCACATGTTCTTGATGTAGTCACAGGTCCGAGGGCCGCTGGCGTTTAGGGCCTGGTCAATCTTTTTGTCGGTCTCTTCTACTGAGTAGCCAGGGTGGCCACTGGAGAGCTGGTGTGCCCGCTCCCTACCTGTGGCTCCTTCCCCATCTAACCTAGCTACGACGGAGAGGGCGGCGTACCAGGTGGGCTCGTCAAGTGAGGCAGCGGAGGTGTAGCAGTGGGAAAGAAAAGAGCAGCCTTCCAGGACGGCACTGGGGAAGTTTTGAGTCTGCCTCTTGGTGACAGCCGGGGGCAGGGAATCAGTTTTTTTGAGCAGGGGCAGACCAGAGATAGTAGCCAAACAAAAGTCCACGGGCTGGGTCATGGTGCGTATGAGCTTACACATACGCTCGGGTTTCCCCGGCTTGATGTTCTTAGTGCCGGGCAGTCTGAGAATCCGCCTGGCGTCAAAGATGGCGGTGTCAGCTTTGCCTGGTAGACCAGCCGCGAGCAGCGCCGCGTTGATCTTAGCCGCTACGGCTTTGTAGTGCGGGCGTTGCTCGGTGAAAAAATTCCGGTCAGTGACGCGAGTTTCTAGTTGCATGACAAAGTGTAGGCCGTTGCCTGACGACACCACTGCGAGTTGCTCTGGGTCTACTTGTAGCAAGGCGCGAATAATCGGTTCATACTCTTTGCCACGCTCTCTTTCAAAACCGTCGATGTCAAACGCCAAGGCGGCGGTGGATTCAAACGCACGCTTTTTCTCGCCACAATTTGCGAGCGTGTAGAAAAGGTTCCAATGTTCGGAAGGACTAATTCGAGAAAGAACTTCAGGCAACCTGGAGAATAGTTCCTGCACCGTTTCAATGCAGAGGCCCGTGTCAAAGATCTTGTCAAAGTTTACTGTTTCGCCATTTGGGGTGAAGGATCTCAGTCCAAGAATTTGGATCATAGGCTATCTCCGAGTTGTGAAGTGGAAGTTTGAGTCTCCCCCCTACGGAAGAGGGCTGTCAAGTGGAACTAAAAAATGCTTGCGTTAGTGCTATCAGTGATGCTACTTAGTCTGCAAGTCCAAATTTCTGGGAGGATGATTGCGTGGATTTTGTGCAGTGGGTAGCAGCGATACTAGTAGTCCTACTTATCGTGCAGCTGTTTAGAGCAGCCATTCAAGAAGATAAAGACTTTGCACTGACAGCCCTGGGGACCTTGACTGTGTTCATCCCTTTGTTTCGAGTGTTAAATTTATGGTGAAAGAACTCATTCCACTTTGGCGACACCAAAAAGACGCAGCTTTAAAGGCAGCATCTAGCAACGGGTATGGTCTCTTTTTTGAGCAGGGTTGTGGAAAAACTGCCACAGCGATCACGGCCCTTCGTTACAGGTGTACTACTTCTAAACGTCTTCTCCGCACTTTGGTGCTTTGCCCACCAGTCGTTCGCAGAAGTTGGCAACGCGAGTTTGCCATGCACTCCACGATCAAAAAAGAAAACGTGGTGGTTCTTGAGGGTGTCGGGAAAGACAGGGAAAGGCTATTTCAGACCGAAGCGTTTGACAAGGACAAGGTGCTAGCACTTGGCAAAATCTTTATCACCAATTATGAAGCATTGTCGATGCCCAAACTCTTTGCCCTTTTAAAGAAATGGAATCCCGAAGTAATGATTGTTGATGAGTCCCAGCGTGTAAAAGACATCAAGGCTAAGAGGACTAAGCTAACAATAGAGCTAGCAGACTTGGCCAGCTACAAAATGATCTTGACAGGTACCCCGATCCTAAACTCAGCTATGGACATCTGGGCACAGTTTAGGGTGATGGACGGCGGCGATACGTTTGACCGTAACTTCTACGCCTTCAGAGCTCGCTACTTCATCGACAAGAATGCGGGAATGACTGGTCTAAAGAAGTTCCCCGACTGGCGTCCGATCCCTGGCCTAGAAAAGATCTTCAACGATATGATTTACCGCAAAGCCACCAGGGTTCTGAAGAAAGATTGCTTAGACCTTCCTCCGATTGTCAGGCAACGGGCTGATGTCGAGCTCTCCAGTGAGCAGCTCAGAATGTATCAGTCCATGAAAAATGACTACGTTGCCTATTTAAACGACAAGGCGTGTGTCGCTTCCATTGCCTTGACCAAGGGGCTTAGGCTCCAGCAGATGGTGTCAGGTTTTTGGGTAGACGAGGACGGCGGTGAGCATGGGTTCAAGGAGAACCCACGGCTTGAGGCGTTAGGAGAGCTGCTAGCGGACATTGGCCACACCAGCAAAGTGATCGTGTGGACTAACTTTCGGCACAGCTACAAGCCCATATTGGAGCTGTGCGAGAAGCTAAAGCTCTGTGCGGTCAGTTTGTATGGTGGCATGACAGACAAATTGCGCCAGACCTCCATTGATGAGTTCCAGGGCAATCCTGATGTAAGGGTCATGGTGGCTAACCCCGCCGCTGGAGGCGTAGGCATTACGCTGACCGCCGCGAGCTACATGATCTATTACTCCAGGGGCTTTGGACTTGAGCATGACCTACAGAGTGAGGCTCGGTGCCACCGTGGGGGTTCAGAGATCCACGACAAGATCACCCGTATCGACATCGTTGCGACAGCCACAATCGACGAGGTGATCCTCGGAGCACTGGAGAGAAAAGAGAATTTGGCCACTGACATACTTAAGATGAGGGATCTCTTGTGAAGACCTATACAGTCGAGGGCGTTTACAGTGGCAAGGTGCGGCTGATTACTAGCGCGGACAGCTGGAGTGAAGCCGCCAAGATATTTGAAATCGACGGCGGCGAGGACAGTGCGGAGATCCTCGAGCCGAGCAAAATAAATCCTGACATGGCCACGATGCGGGAGAGACCGTGGGGAGCGTGAACTGCATCATTGAGGATACACACTGTAGGCAAAAAGAAACACCTACCGGCTTTGGGCTACCAGTGGATCCTTTTACGCGCCAGGGGGGTGGGCTTGCGGGAGCGGGGCTTGCGGCTAACGAGCAGAGTGTAAGGAAGAAAACAGGCAAGCGCG